GTATTGTATGCAGTTTTAATAAACTTACCAAGATCTCTATACTTAACCAGTTGATTATCTACTCTAACAAAATCTTTATATTGTTTATAAGTACCCTTTACCTTACTAAAGGAATGTACATATAAGAAATATTCTTCAGTAGATACATATGGTAATCTGTATCTTGTGAAACCATTAAGAGTAGTACCTGTTGCGGTTAACTCTTTTTCTACTAATAAACTCTTAATAGAATCTGTATTTCTAGTATGTATGTTGGTTTCAGTTTCCATCTGATCATCACCAACATAGTTCATCATTACATATCTATCTTGAGCTTCATTTAGTATCGAAAATATAAGATCAGAATTAGGCTTTTGGTCTATAGTAAGAGTAGGATCTATTAATTGTATCCTGCGCTCAAATTCCATTTGCATATTTTTTGCGTCCATCTATACCTCCTATTCTGATAATTGTGCTACGTACTGTGGATGTGTTTGAGTTCTTGGAGATTCAATATTCTCAATTGCCATGTCAGCAGCTAGTTTAACTACTTCATATTGCATATACTCTGGAATTTCGTCTAGAGTAGACGTAATATCTTGATTATTAATCTTTCTTGGGTATGCTAGATAAGTAATATCTATAGTATAGGGACCTACCATAAGATCCCTATCTATAAACACTATTAACTTATTATCCTCTAGTATTGCTACAGGTTCCTCGATCCAAGGTTTATTATTATAAGTTTCTAAGAATTTAGTAGCTTGTTCATGACTAATAAGTTTTACTGTAGCTATTTTATTACTACCAAAATGTAAAATTCCTTCTAAGAAGTACATACGCTTATCTTGAGTATCATCACCATAAGTAATACTAGATTTGAAATTATTCATAGTAAGTCTATTACTTATAGATTCACTTAGTAAAGACAATCCCTTATCAGTTTTTACTAAACCTTCTAAGTCTGCTACTCTTTTTACATTACCTTCAAATGGTATTCTAAGAGTATTGTTCCCAGTAGCTTTGGTAGCTATCTTACTTAGATATGCTGTATATAACCAATAATCAATTTCCTCAGGTAAAAAAGATGGACAACCAGATATACCGATATTAACGGCATTTTTATCTGCTTCAATCTTAAACGCTATATGTGCTTCTAATACTGTCATGTTTACTTTTACTTAGATTCGATTTCTTGAAGTATAGTCATTTTGATATCCTGATTCTTTTTATCATTTAATGAAGCAATAGCATCTTCTAAACTTCTACCAATGATATCAGTACCATAGTAATAGATGTTTTTAGATTTACGAATTACATTCTTTGAAATAGCTGCTTCAATAATGTATTGAGTATCTCTTACTTTGTTGTTTACCCAAATCAAGAAGAACTTATCAGGATTGTTTTCAATGAGATCAAATAAACTACTTTCAACTAGCTCATTACTGATATTATCAGTCTTGTGACCATATAAGCGTAAACATTTGCGCATTTCCTCAATTGACATCTTATTAAATTCAGAGAATGCCTCACGTTTAGCTTTATTTCTTTTGTTAGCTTCTTCAGCCTCAATTTCTTTATTTACAAGAACATAATCATGAGTAGGCTTAAGATTATTGATTCCATTTGCTACTCTTTTGTGTCCTTTTAAAAATAAATATGCAAGTTCATCTTCAGGCCTTTCTGTATGTAAAACTTTATCTCTTGCGCCTAAACCGATTGCATATGTTTTCCAGAATCCACTTTGTGGAGATAAATGTCCTTCTTCATATCCCATTTCTTTCTCCAAACGTCTAGCATCTTCTGGGGTTAAACCAGTATATCTATTACCAGATCTTGTCCAGTAAGTACTGATATAATCTTTACAATTCTTATACTTAGCTATTCCAGCCCATGGATTTGTACGGGCGAATTTCAATATTACATCCATAGTATTTATTATTCTTTATATTTCCAGATATATTTTATCTTTTTCAAAAACTTAGGATCTTTCAATTTTTCATCATTACTACCATTACAGTATTTAGTTATTGTATTTGCACAAATTCCAGTCTGTTTTACTGCTTCTGATATACTATGAAACTCCGCAATAAACACATTGTCTTTAGTATATTGTATTACGGCTTTCGGAGCAATTTTAGAACCAAATTCTTTTCCAGCTCTTTTCAAGTTTGCTTTTCTTTTAAGGAAGTTTTCAGATACTGTTCTTACTCTAGTTTTTGGTTTCCAGTCTGTAGGATCTATTTCTAAAGGCATTGATGGATAATCTTTTTTATAAACCCATATATACGGATTTACTTTGGAATAGGTTTTTATATCTTTACGTATTACTCGCAATATAGAAGCTTTTGAAATCTTAGATTTTTCTTCTGCCTCTGTTACACTTTTGTATTCGCAAATAAATTTACCATTTAACGAATACTGTAGTACGGGGTTATAAAATTTAGACATATCTTTACCTTTGTGTACTGCGGATATCTTAGCCTTTGTTTCATCTGTGTGGAACATTATATCCCCACCACAATCACTATTATACCCATACTCGGAATTATTTGAATGTAATTTCTCAATCCAAAATTTCTCTAATTCCTTTGCTTTTTCAATATCGTCTGTAGAATCTATAACTTCTACTGTAAATTGTTCTAATCCTAATTCGGCTAACGCCTTATGAAAATTATATTGTGAACCACTCAAAGCTTTATAAAGATGCTTTTTCATTCTAGCGCCTACTCCTTGAGTGGTTACGCCAATATAATATTTATTATTTAATTTGTTGGTTGCTTTATAGATATCAAAATTTCTAATTTCTTCCATGTCAATAGATTTTTATTTGACACTTTAACGGAAGGATTAGTAATTTGTTCCATAAAAGGTGTACTGATTAATCCTCGACCTCCATCAATAACTCACCACATGCACGGGGATCCCTAAGCATTATGCCCATCTCGCCTAAAAAATGCACAGAATAGCCATCCTTTGCATTAGATCTTACTGTGGATTTATTCTTAGAGTAACCAGTTCCCGGAGCTACAGAACCTGAAGTATTCCAGATAACCATCTCACGGTCCTTACGAACAACCTTAACGATATTAGCTTGACCATCACGTCTACCAAGATCCAAGAATGTCATTCTATAAGATTCCAGTGGTTTACCAGATACCGGATGTAACAAACGATTATAAGTAGTATCATCATACAACGGGAAATGTTTCAATGTCAACTCGATGCCATTTGTCATCTTGTATGTTACAAACTGACCACCTAAAACCAAAGCCTGACCAGAACCACTGATAAACTTCGTATCAATCAAGTTCATCGTAGCCGCTTTTTGTTTCAATACACGGTCAAATTCTCTCATACCCATTTCACCAGTTAAAGCAACAAACTTACGTTCGTTAGTACCTAAGATGTTGTAAGACAAATCAAACAAGAAGTCTTCCAACAATTCCGGAGTTAACTCAGTGTAGTAACGTCTGTTAGACGGAGCAATCTGTTGCAACAAACCTGCAGGAATGTAAACCGGACGACCATTTGTACCTAACAATGAAGTAGAACCGTCTTTATTTACATTAGACTTAGAGTAAACCATCATTCTCTCACATCTCTTAGACCACTCACGCATTGCCTTCCATTCCTGATAGTCAGACCACAAATAAGAAGTCTTACCAGTTTTAGGATCTTTCAAAGCAATCCAAAGTACTGTAGAATAAGCTGTACCTGTAATATCATAATCCAAGCGAGTTGTAAACAAGAAGTTTCTCATCTTGAAATGAGTATTATAATTCAGGATATCACCCTCTTCACTGTACTCTTCGTAAGCAGAAGCTAAACGAGATACTTGACGACCAGCTAACAAATATTCACCAGGAATATAAGAATTAGATTGACCATCTGCAATGAAACAAGTATAAACCCATTCATTACCATCTTGATAAGGAGCACCAGAAACACGTACTTGATACTCTCTATTATCAAATTCCAAAATTGCACCAGGACCAAACCATTTATCTTCGCAATGTGTTCAACGTGATTCGCTATTTCACGTCCGTTGTCTATGGTTATCGACAACTGCTCTATGTTTCCATAGAAGTTCAGACTATATCTTCACCCTAAAAGGGGTTTCGCATTTCGACTCGCTTGAGTCTACGAGCATGTCTGCTCTAGTCGTTGAACCTTCAAGTCTTGAGTGTCTATTCTTAAATCTTTTAAAATACCACTTTTTACATATTCTCCAGTATTCACATGATCTCTTAATACTTTTATACTATTATCTCTAAAACCAAAATGTTTTGCAACATTTTTTATTCCTAGTATAGTAAAAGATTCACCATTGTGTATATTTGTAAATATGTAAGCCTTTCTTAACGGTTTATCTGATTTAAATCTATCTTGGATTTTTGAATATAATATATTATCTTCATGAGAAATCCATTCTAGGTTTTCGAGGTTGTTGTTTTGTCTGTTAAAATCTTTATGATTTATTTCAGATAAATTATCCGAATTATCTAAATAAGTCATAGCCACTAATTTATGAACTCTATAGTAGTAAGCTTTACCACCTGCTCTTAGTGTTACTTTTAAATATCCGTCTTTTGTTTTAGAAGGATTAAATATTTTATTTGTTTTGTAAGAATAAACATCGCCTTGTTTACTTACGGCGTACATTCCTTCATAACCAGGAATGTCTTTTACCTCAATTTCTTGCTTGGCTGCTGATTGTCCATTTTCTTTATAAACTTTCATAATTCTATGTTTTTATTGTTACACTACGGTATAAAAACCTTTAGGAGTTTCCAGCAATTAACGAAATGTTTCAAAGAATGTTTCCATTCTAGGGACCCGTTGTTACAATAATGTAACGTTAAGCCACAACATGATAGGTGTGTTACCCAAACCTGCCATAACTGTGCTAGCATTTGCAGCAGTGATTTCTGTTCCCTGCCATTTTGCAGAGCGAATTGTCACAGCTCTATCACTATCGATCATTACAGACCATTCGTAGTCTCTTTGGTCAATTGTCATTACATTACCAAGACCACCAGTAATTGCATCCAAAGAAGTGCTATAACCATCATCTTTAGAACCGAATACATAAGAAATAACACGAGTTACTTCATACGGTCTAGTAAGCATTGCATTTGAAATCATATTCTCATCAACAAGATCTGAGAACCATTTACCTCTACCGATCTGTAAATTATTTAAAATTCCGTTATCCATATAAATGTTAGTAATTTATTTTTAATTAAAGTAGTTGTACTGCACGACTAAAAATAGAGTTAGATGAACTTGTATTAATTCTCTTAGTACCTTTACTAACGCCTGTTGATCTGAGACTATTTTTCAGATTTTTAATAGCAGAGCTAGTACCCTGTTTTTTGGCAGCATCTAACAAAGTGTCACCTCGCATTGTAAAATAAGCTGACTCTATTAAATTCTTTACGCTCTTGGAATAGTCTTTTTGGTACTGAGTTTTTCCACTAGCGTCGGCTTTAAATATATAAGCCAATAATTCTTTCTTGTCCTTAGCTGGTATTTTGATACCACGTATATTGTCCAAGGACTTTATTTCACCGACAACGTCATCAAAAAACTTTTGTTGGCGCTGTACCATTTCCTCCTTTTTGATTCTTTGTTGCTCTAATAGCTCTTCTTTCTCTTTTGCAACAATCTCTTGAAGTTCCTCAACTGCGTCTTTTGCCTCATCCTCTAATACTCCAGCATCTTCAAATCTTTCGATTTTCTTAGCAATTTGTTTGTCACTGTAACCTTTTCTAGCTAGTAACTCTCTCAATACTATCTTTTGCTCATTTTCATTTTCAATATCAACATTGTCAACATCAATGTCCGGAGTAATAGAGAAATAATCTTCTAACTTACCACCATTACGAACAAATTCATCCAGCTTTGCCACATCTTCGCTTGCATATTCTGGAGTAGATTGTTCTTCGATTACTTCTTTAAAATACTTAACCAATTCTTCTACAGTCTTTGGTTTTTCTTCTTCCTCTTCTTCATCAAAATCCCATTCTAATTCTTCAGCAATTGCATCAAATAAAGCAGATACTTGTTTAGATTCAACTTCATCTTCTTCAGTCTCTTCTTCAATTTCTTCTTCGGTTTCCTCTTCTTCAGTCTCTTCTTTATCCTTTTTCTTAGAGGCTTTCTTAGATTTCTTAGGTTCTTCTACTTCTTCCTCTTCAACTTCATCGATTTCCTCTTCCTCTACTTCTTCCTCTTCTTCTATTTCTTCTGTCTTTTTATTTTTAGATCCAGGAGTAGCAGGTCTAGCTTTAACAGACTCTTGTTTCAGTCTCTCTAATTCTTCATCATCAATATCATCATCTTGATGAATGTTGTTGCCAACTTGTTCAGTAAACATATCAGTTATAGCTGTAAATCCAAATAGTGTATCGTTACTATTGTTTTCCATAATTAATTATAATTAGATTGTAATTGTTATTTTTTCTTTCTGCCTCCAAAATTTCTAGCAAAATTTGCCCTCTTCTTTAAAGTTGGGCTTGCATTTGGGTCTTTTAATACTTTTTTGGCATACGCTTGAACACCCATCCCTGCTCTTTTAGCCGCTGCCGTAAACTTCCCACGATTCTTTTTCTTGATGTGTATACCTCCGTCTTTATAAGAAGGAATTGGGTATACTGGGTATAAATTTTCCATATTGATTATTCTTTATTTAGTTCGTATTTATTTATAGTTTTGCCTTTACCTTCTTCATATGCTGGTATTAGATCTTTAACATCTCCAGCAGACTCAAGTAACCCAGTAATTTGAGTTTTTGGATTTATATAACCTTTGGGACCAAGTGGAAATAAACTAATAACAGTTTGTAAACCATTATCAATACTAGGGTCTTCTACAAACTGTGCAACATCCGCAGCCAAACCCGCTTTTGCACCAGTAAGTGCATTTTTAGAAGCCCACAATCTATACGGAGTACCTTTTCCTAATCCTAAAGTTCTAAGTAAGTTCCAACCTCCCATAGTAAGTAAAGACGCACCTGTAGCTGCTGTACCTACAGTTTTATTTAAACCTGACAGAACTTGCTTACCTTGTTCAATAGCCCCCACTTTTGGATCATAAGGTCTAGGTTTATTTTGCATTCTCGATCTATCAATGATGTGTTGTAATGAATCCTGAGACACTGATTTACCTTCCATACCAAGTCTTACGGTTTCACTGATTTTCCAAGCTTGATCTGATTGAGAATTTTTACCATCCTCATACGCAGGAATAGAATCAAATTGCTCTTTAATATCAAAATATGTAGCATCAGGGTTATTTACCCTGACACTATCATATATCTGTTTTCTCTCTTTAAGAGATAAATCTTTCCATTTCATACTAGTAATATTTACTTACCTGTCTTACCTGGTTTACCTTTTCCGCCCTTTTTAGAGCCTCCTTTACATCCCATAATTAGTCCTCCTATTTTTTAGATTTAGATTCACCAACTACTTTATTTTTTAAAGCAGTCTTTGCTTTTAATTGTTCTCTCTTATAAGCTGCATCATCTTTCATCTTCTGCAATCTTTTAGCTTCTTGCAATTTTCTATTTTCAAGAGCTAT